TAATAACTTCTGCTTGATAAGGTAAGCTTGGTAGTTTTTCTAACTCTTCAGTAATCTCAGTGTATGCAGTAACTTTAACTTTAGTAATTGTTAAATAACCAAAGTCTGGTTCTGTTTCACTATAAGTAGCACCTTCGGCTGTTAGACCAGCGATACCATTACCTTTAATAAATGATTTCTTATAAGTCTCTCCACCATTTAAATTAACAACCTTAACACGATCAACTAAGCTTGAAACTTGAGCGAATGGATAAGCAGCAATGTTTGGAGCAGTGTGTTCAGGAAGTAAAATCTCTTCACTTGATACTTGAATTACTCTTGCTTCTTTTAACATTGCACCACGTTTTTCAAGTTCCTCTTTATTAACTTGATCGGTTCTTTCAATTTGAATTGGATTGATGACAGCTTTTCTTTGAATAGCAAGCTTTCTATCAATTGTTTCCTCTTCTTCTTTTAATTCATCGACTTCTTTTTCTAAGTCCTCTAATAATTCAAGTGTTGCTTCAACACCTGTTAGGCCTTTGATTTCATTTAATCTGACCTTGATTTCTTGTTTTCTTTTCTCTAAATTCATTATTTAGTTCCTCCAATTTTTATTTTTAAATCTATTCTTTTCCTTAATAACGCCTCATCAATTTTTCTCTTTTCTAATTCCATAGTCTTTAGCTCTAAGTCCATAGACTCTAAAGAACGAGCATAAATTGAAGTGTTGTCATAAGCTGGAATATCAACGATTGATACATCATAGAGTCTATCAATTTTAGTGATTCGTCTTTTTGGAACTTCACCTTCATGATCCCACTCTTGTTCTTTAACTGTAAAAGCAAAACTCATCTTTTCTAAAAGTCCTGATTTTACCATCTTATAAATATCTTTGTTGTGCTGAGTATCTAAGAGTTCAGCTCTTACCTTTAGTCCTCTTTCATCAGATGTAAGTTCTAAAGATTTATTTTTGGTTCTTGCGATGATTAAGAATGAGTCCATATGGTTATATTTCATTGGCACATCTTTAATCGCATCTTCACTTAGTGCATTTGGATCAATGCTTTCAATGAAACCATACTCTCTTGTTCCGATTAAGGTTTCCTCATTATAAAGAATCGCATAACCTTCCAAAATCATCTTTTCATCTTCTTCTCTAAGTTCAACTTCTGCAAGTCTTGTTTCTTTTTTAATCATCTGGTTTCCACCTCTTTTTTCTTAATTGTTACTTCTTTTGTATATTCATACTCAAGCTCTGCATCTTTATAGTAAAAGTTCTCGAGCTTTTCTTTTTTACAATATTCATCAATGATTTTAGTTTTCTCTTTTTGTTCAGCTAAAATTGATGCTATTGCTTCTTTTGTTACCTTGCCATTAATCGTTACCTTCATTATTTAAATCCTCACTTTCTCCAACTTGATATTGATTAGCTTTTAAAGCATCTACATAATTTAGTGATTGTAATCTTTTATCACCATTTTCAACCGGCTCTAAACCAAGTAGAGCTCTTGATTCATTTAAGCTCATAATTCCAAGTCCCATTAACTTTTCAATTGCTGTTACTTTTGTATTCCAGGATGCATATTGTAGTCTTTCACTATAAAAGACAACTTGCTCGCCTCTTTTGATTTCATTATCCGTAAGAAGTCCCAAAGAAAAAGCCTCAGACAACTGAATGGCTAAAGGCTCTATGGTTTGTTCATAAAATGAATTGAACTCATCTTCACTGTAATTTGAACTAAAGATTGGTGATGAAACACCGAAGTAGTTTAATATTTTATCATTTAAAAACTCTAGTGTTTCTTTATCTATTAGCTTTGGATCTACATTAAGTGGAATATACTCACTTTTTAAATCAATAGGGATTATTGAGCTTCCCTTATTTTTTATAGATTCTTTTAACATTTCATTAAATGAGGATAGTTGTTTATTCTTATCTGTTTCATTTAACATCGCATTCATCTTAAGAAGCCCTTTGATTTGCATTGAACTTCTTAGTGCGTTTTCTACTCCCTGTAGCACATTTTCATTAATGTTAATTGCTTTAAGTAGTGCTTCCTGGTCTCCCTTATGTCCACTTCCACCAAAGATATCATTATCGTGATAAAACCTTTTTAAATGAATAATGTTCTCATAAGGAATAATAAATGTTTCTTTGTTTTCAAACTGAAATCTTAAATAGTAATTATTACCACTATCAACAATTGGTTCTACCATGATTGGATTAAGTGGATACAAACCTTTAAGTTCACCATCATCAAACATCGGATAAACAAATGAATTATCATCTATAAAAAGTTTTGTAATTACTTTATAGATAAACTGATAAGGTGTCATTACCTCATTTGGCTTGTGCTTTAAAATAAAAGACAGCTTTCCGGTTTTATCGGTCACTGTCTTATCGTTTTCGTTTTTAATATGTCTAGGTTTTAGTTTGGCGCACTGGCTTGCTATTCTATCTATAGCAATTTTCACTACATCAGACTTTGAGATGTTTGTTCCAAATGAAACTTGTGGAATATTAAGTTCGCTTACAAATTTGAAGGGCTGTTCTGAGCCTTGTTTTTTCTTTCTTTTAAATATGGCCATAGAGACCTCCTTGTTTACTGTATATTTAAAATTGATTTAATGATATAATGTAAGTGGTCGCGATTTCAATGAATCTCTTGATATATGTTGATAATCTAATGCTAAGCAAAATCACCATCTCTTTAAGTGTTATTATAAATTTTAAGGGAGCTGATATTATGAAATATATCAAATGGTGTTTAGGGGCTTTTGTGATGGTGCTGTTAGTTTTAATTATTTAATTCTTCAATATATTGAATTTCGTGAGCACAGGGGCCTTGAGGTTCGATTCCTCACACCATCACCAATTAATAAAATTACCACTGTTAATCAGTGGTTTTTTTATATCATATTTTCAAAATCCAACTTATATCTATTTAAAACAGCATAAGCAATTATAAGTGCTACTGTTCCATCTATTCTTTTATATCTTGAGTTTAGTTTCGATGGTTGGATGTTTCCATTAACATCTACTTTTGCTTGTGTATTTGATAAACACCATTTTAGAATTGGATTGTTGTTATAAACTACTTTGTTATTCTTTAAATCAGCTTCAAGTTGTTTCATTGGTTCTGATAAAGAATAAACTCCTTGTCTGACTTTTTCCATATTAAAACCTAACTCTTCCATTTCCTTAATCCAATATAGACTATTCCATGGATCGTATCCTACCCAAAGTGGTCTAATATTATATGTCCTTATCATATTCATAAACCACTGAGTAACAAGTGAAAAGTCATTCTGGCTTCCATCCGTTACTGTAATCAGACCTTTTTGCACCCAAATATCATAAGGTGCATTGTCCTCCTCTTTACGCTTTAGAATGACATTACTTGGCATAAAAAATTGAGTAATAACAAACTTTTTATCACCTTTCATTAGTAATAGAACAGCGGCCGTTAAATCCGTTGTGCTTGAAAGGTCAACACCACCAATTGCATAACTATCTTTTAAATCTTCAATACTAAAGGTTTCATTATTATTCAAATCATCGAAAGTTAGCCATGAGCCTTGTTCTAGTTGTTTAATATTGAAATCCTTTGATAGCATTGTTACTCTTGTTCCAAGGTCGTGCTTTGATTTGTTCATTAAATCTTCCAAGTAAGAATATGTCTTAATCGTTCCTATACTTGGATTAGATTTTTGCCACGTTCTTCTATCTTGATATATTTCATCAACTGAATCTTGCGTATATAACCAAGGGAGCACTCTTTCATCTTGGATCTCGCTCTTGATCATTCTTCTAACATAATCTAACTTGTTATCTAAAAAACCACCAACAGTGTTTCCTTCAGTGGTTATGATAAATATAAGCGGTTCAGATTTAGTTGATTGACTTTGTTTAATCGCATCATAGACCTTTGAATCGGTCATTTCATGTACTTCATCAATACAACCAACTTCAATGTTATAACCATCTTTATTTCTTGATTGAGCTGATAACTTCTTTATTTTGTTCTTGGTCTTTGGTGAGTAGATATGAAAGATGTTCTTTTTACTTCTTTTCTCATTTGACAGAGCTTTTGATTGTTCTCTCATGTTATTAATCTCTTCAAATAAGATGTTAGCTTGTTCTGTTGTATTAGATGCACATACGATATCAACTCCACCTTTTGATAAGAAAAACTCAGCTAAATCGATGCCTGCAATGAAGGTTGTTTTACCATTCTTTCTTGCTACTAACAATAAGACCTCATTAAACCTTCTTAAGTTTGTATCAGCCATTTTAAATCCATAGGCTACTTGAAGGACTGCTTTTTCCCAAAGTTCCAAAATAAATGGTTCACCATTAAATGGACTTTTAGTGTGTTTGCAGAATGTCTCAATAAAATCAATTCTTATTTTTCCTGGTTTTTCATCAAATATATATCTAGGATTATTTAAATCATCAATTAAACCTTCTAAAACTGTGAGTAGTTCTTTACCAACTAATATCTCACCTTCTTGAATTTGCCTATAATACTCTTTTAAATAATTCACTATTCTAACCTTTTCATGAATTCATCAAATTCATCATTATCATCTATCATGTTTTTACCCATGATTGTATTAAGAGTTTTAATAACATTTCCATAGCTATTAACTAATTTTGTATAATATTTAGCAGCTTCAGTTTGTCTTTGGGTTCCCTTTGATGAAATTTGAACTGCACCATACTTTCTTATTTGTTGCTGCAAGTTTTCTAATTGAACTCTCATAAATGCTGCTTCGTTTAGAAGATTATCCACTAGTTCTGCTTTGGTTGGATCAACTGATGAAAAAAGCGACCTTAGTCGCTCATACTCAATTTGTACATTTTCAATTTTACTCATTACTAAATCCTCCTAAGAACCAAAGTGAATAATTCCTGTTTCAAGTTCCTCGCCATCATGTAACATTTCAATAATTCTTGTGATTGTACTGTAATCACCATATTTGTCACCTTCAAAGAAATCCCACCACATTGTTCTTAAAACTTCTCTTTTTTCTTTTGGTCCTACTGAACCAAGTTTACTATCATAAAGTTCATGGTCATAAATCTCAGCTTCTTTATTAAAAGCTTCTTTTAACTTTAACCATAACTCGTGTGCTATTTTATAATCTTTATTGCTTGCGCCATCTGTAATCTCATCGAGTGAAGTTTCACTGTAACCTCTAAAGCAAACTTTAGTTTTTTTATTTTTTAGAATTTCATCCAGTGTTTTCCATTCATAATTATAATTAATCATTTTTACTACCTCCTCTTTTTTCATACACATATTACCGTATAAAAACTACTATAGCAACTCAATTTAAAATTATAATTTTCAGTACCTTTTACAAAAGAAAAAGCCACTATTAAGTGACTTATCTTCAACTATTCTCAAAATGTAAAAGCAAATTTTCAAAAATTCTGCCTCGCATTTTTTAAAGGCCCCCCATGCGGTACCCTTAGGTATCACTAAAGTGTTGAGTGGGGGGATCTCAGATTACTTAACTTTATTATTTATATTAAAACAGGCACCATTATATCTAATACATTTTTTGCTTTATAATATTCAATAAATGGCATATTCCAATTTATTATATCTTCATAATTTTTAATAAGTAAATCGTAGGCTGGTCCTATTTTTTCAAAAAGAATTGGTGGTTCATGTTTCAACCTTAATCTCATGTACTTTCCACCTTCAAATTCAAACTGGTCCAACCCATAATTATTACCAGCATCTGTATCTAATACAAGTGAACAAGTCCTATATGTTCCTTTTTCACTATAATCAAGTCCATACATTTTTCTACCTGTAAGTGATGGAAACTTTGATTCAAAATCTGGCCACGTCTTTTTTTGGCTTTCTACATCGTTTCTAGATTCCATATATAGAAATTTCATCTTTTCTAAAAAAACTTTTTTTATCACACCTAAATTTGTATCAATAGATTTATCCATAAGTGCACCTTCTTTCAATGGTACAATTATACCAATTAACCGATGAAATTACCATCTTTATCAAAGGGATTGTGTTTCTTTTGAAACCTACCATGTTCATTGTTATGACACTCTCTACACAAGTGTTCTAAGTTTTCTTGATTCAAGCTTATTAAAGCATCATCAACGTTATCAACCGTTAAAGGAATCTTATGATGGACTTCCTCACCAACGCCACCACATCGCTCACATTTGCCCTGTGTGGCTTCTATTTTAACAGTTCGAGCAATTTGCCAAGCAAGTGATTTATAGAAGTTATGGAGCACTTTTGGTTTTCTCATATGCATCCCTTAACTCTATAGCTTTATCTTGGACTTGTTCCCATTTAACATTTAGATCCGTTCTACCAACATGACCAAATGCAGATAGTCTTGCGAACTTAACTTTATCAAATTCAAGTTCTTTTTTAATGTTTGCTGGCGTGAAATTAAAGTGATCGTTTAATAACTTTAACAGCTCATCATCACTTAACTTGCCAGTTCCAAATGTATCTATATAAAGTGATACAGGTTCAGATACACCAATTGCATAAGAAACTCCTACTTCACACCTATTAGCAAGGCCAGCTTCAACAAATGATTTTGCTGCATATCGACAGTAGTAGGCAGCACTTCTATCTACCTTTGATGTATCTTTACCACTAAATGCTCCTCCACCATGATGTGAGAACCCTCCATAAGTATCAACGATTATCTTGCGACCTGTTAAACCAGCATCCGCTTCAGGTCCACCAATTAAAAACTCTCCTGTTGGATTAACTAGTATTTCAATATCATCTACATCATCAATGATTGGTTCCAATAGTTCCTCAATGATGATTTTTCTTAATTTGTCATTTTCAATACTTCTTTTTGTTTGAGCTGATACAACTATTGTTAATATTTTAATTGGTTGCTCATTTTCATAAAGACATGAAACCTGACATTTACCGTCTGGAGCAAATAAACCGATATATTTGTTTTCTCTTAAAAACTTATACCTTTTTGCTATCTTATGAGCTAGTGCAATTGGAAGTGGAATTAACTCTTCTGTTTCATTCGTTGCATAACCAAACATCATGCCTTGATCTCCAGCACCTTGGTTTTTGTTTGCTCTTTCATCAACTCCAAGAGCTATGTCTGGACTTTGCTTTGAAATATTTTCAATTACTTTAAAGTTATTTAAGTAACCTAAATTAAGTAAGGTTCTCTTTGCTATTAATGAATAATCAATTAAAGCAGTTGTTGTAACCTCTCCTATGATATAAACCGTATCATTTTTGATTGCCGTTTCAACAGCAACCCTTCCATTTTTGTCTTGTTCTAAAACTGCATCTAATATCTCATCACTGATTCTATCGCATACTTTGTCCGGATGACCATCAAACACAGATTCACTTGTATAAACTCTT